ATAATAAAGGATTGCTTAAGGAGGATCCTTTTTATTATGGACTATTATTCAACACTAGGTATAAACAGGAACGCTAGCCAGGAAGAAATAAAGAAGGCTTATAAAAAACAGTCAATGGCTCATCATCCTGACAGAACTGGTGGTGATGATTCCAAATTCAAAGAAATAAACGAAGCCTACCAAACTCTTAACGATCCCCAAAAGAAACAGATGTATGATCAGTTTGGAACTGCTGATCCGAGACAACAGCAATACCGTTCCGGTGATTTTGAATTTAACTTTCATGGGTCACCCTTTGGAGGGATGGATGATATTTTCTCACAATTCTTCGGTAGTAGGCAGCAAAGAGGTAACCGACCTATCAATGTTGCTGTAGATATAACATTAGAAGATGTTCTAACAGGGAAGTCTTTTGGCATGGAAATTCAACTTCCTACTGGAAGAACAAAAGTTGTTAACATCGATATTCCCAAAGGAATTGAACACGGACAAACTGTAAGATTTGCAAGAATGGGAGAACAAAATAATCCTAACATGCCTCCAGGAGATTTGCATGTTCAAGTAAGGGTTTTAAAACATCATAAATTTAATCGTTTCGGTGATAATATTATTTGCGAAAAAGATATAAATGTGTTAGACTTAATGCTAGGAACGAAAGCAACAATAGAAACATTAGATGGCAAAAGTTTGGAAATTAATATTCCGGCTGGAACTAAGCCTGATACAATATTAGGGTGTAGAGGAGAAGGTTTACCTAACGTGCGAAGTAAAATAAGAGGAAATTTACAGATAAAGATTAAAGCAGAAATGCCTAATTTATCATCAGAACAATTAAAAAAAATATCGGATATACGAAATGGAATATAAATTAGACATTGATTATAAATTAGGACTTCACGAAACACTTAATCAAGCAAGTGATGTTTGGGAATTTGATAAAGAAAAATACGACCCTGAAAAACTAGAATGGGATATGTGTAATTTTATGATTGAACATAAAGGTATCGGATTAGCGGCAAATCAAATAGATCTTAAGAAGCGTGTATTTGTAATGGGCAGCACAGACCTACCTAATTTTCCTAAACCTTTTGCATTGTTTAATCCTACGATACTAGAAGCCAGTCAAGAAAGAGTTTTAGATACAGAAGGATGTTTAAGTTTTCCGGGATTGCTTTTGAAAGTTTCAAGACCTGCTTGGATAATCGGACAATGGCAAAATAGTAAGGGTGAAACTAAGGAAGGAAAGATTCAGGGATATCTTGCAAAATGTTTTCAACATGAATTCGATCATCTAAATGGTGTTTGTTTTGTTGACAGAGTAAGCAAGTTGAAGTTAGAATTGTCACTTAAGAAATTAAATAAGTTAAGGAAAAAAATAAAAAATGATAGAGCCTAGCAAACAATTACAAGCAATATTTGATTCATCAGTTAAAATTGCTAAAGATTTCAATCATAGACTTATCACTATTGAGCATCTTACCTATGCGATTGTAAGTGATACTGATACTGCCGAAGCATTACTAACTTACGGTGCTGATGTTGAATTTATAAAAACAAATTTAGAACACTATCTAAAGAATAATCTAAATGACATTATCGGTGAAGAAAAAGTATTAGCACCTAAAAAAACTAATAGCGTTGAGCGTGTTTTAAACAGATGTTTTACACAGGTTTTGTTTAGTGGACGAAATCAAATTGAAACTGCGGATGTTATTATTAGTGTGCTAGGAGAAAAAAATTCCTTTGCATTTTATTTCCTTACAAAAGGTGGAATCATTAAAGAAAAATTTGTTAGCCACTTTCAACAACATTATATCGGAGCGGAAGAAATGTATGGAGAAGATCAAGATATTGCACTATCTGATTCACAACTAGATAAAATTATTTCACAGTTTTGTGATAATCTTTCTCTTAAGGCAAAACAAAAGAGAATTGACCCTGTAATTGGTAGAGAACAAGAATTAGAAGATATTACACTAGTCTTAGCAAGAAGAACTAAATCAAATGTATTGATGGTAGGCGATCCGGGTGTTGGTAAGACTGCTATTGCTGAAGGACTTGCTAGAAAAATTCACGAAAAGAAAGTGCCTAAATTTATTCAAGATCATACAGTATATAGTTTAGACATAGGAGCATTAGTTGCTGGTTCTAAATACAGAGGTGACTTTGAAGAAAGAATCAAAGCAGTTTTATTATCTTTAGAAAGAAAAGGTAAGATTATACTATTCATCGATGAAGCACACATGATGAGCGGTGCGGGTGCTGGTGGTGGATCAAATCAATCAAATGATTTAGCCAATATGCTAAAGCCTGCCCTTACAAAAGGTAACTTAAAAGTTATTGCTTCAACTACATGGGAAGAATATCGTAAGTATTTTGAAAAGGATCGTGCATTAATGCGTCGATTCCAGCGTGTAACACTAGATGAACCTACACCAGAATTAACTATAAAAATTATTAAAGGCTTAAAAAGATATTACGAAAAATATCATAACGTTGCTATCACTGAAGAAGCAATCAATCAAGCAGTAAAACTTTCAGTTAAGTATATGGCTGATAAGAAACTTCCAGACAAAGCCATTGATATTATCGATTGTGCATCTGCAAGATATAAATTGATAGATGATCCTGCTCAAGATGGAATACAACAAATAGTAGATGTTGAACAGGTTACATATGAACTTTCTAAAATGATCAATATGCCTTTAGAAACAGTAGCACAAAAAGAAAGCAAAAATTTATCAGGATTAGAAGGATCTATGAAGTCAGTTGTATTTGGGCAAGATAAAGCAGTAGATACTTTGCTAGACAAAATCTTTGTTGCACAAGCGGGTTTGAAAGATCCAAATAAACCGATCGGAAGTTTTCTTTTCCTCGGACCAACAGGATGCGGTAAAACTGAAACAGCAAAACAACTTGCTGATAAGATGGGCATGACACTTATTAGATTTGATATGTCAGAGTATCAAGAAAAGCATAGTGTTGCAAGATTGATTGGCGCTCCTCCAGGTTATGTTGGATATGAAGAAAATGCTGGTCAACTTATTACAAAATTACAAGAGTCACCTAATGCTATTTTACTGTTAGATGAAATCGAAAAAGCACATCAAGATGTTTCTAATATTTTACTACAGTTTATGGATAATGGTTTTGTAACTGGATCAAACGGTAAACAGGCAGACGGCCGCAATACTATTTTAATCATGACATCTAATCTTGGTGCTGCTGATAATGAACGTAACAGCATTGGTTTTGATGATCTTGAAAGAGATGGCGAGGACGACAATGCAGTTAAAAAATTCTTTGCACCTGAGTTTCGTAATAGATTAGATGCAACTATTAAATTTAGTAAACTTTCCAAAGATGTTGTTCGTAGTATTGTTAATAAATTCTTCGAAGAATTAAATTCTCAAATGAAAGAGAAAAATATAATTCTTATTCCAGATGAAGAAGTAGTTAACTGGTTGGCAAAAAAAGGTTATAGTCCTAAAATGGGTGCTAGACCATTAGGAAGAGTGATCGATAATACCATTAAGTCTCCTTTAAGTAAAAAAGTATTATTCGGAGATTTAGTTGATGGCGGTAAAGTTAATATTTCTATTGATAATGAAGAAGTTGTTTTTAATATTAGTCCTATGCCTAAACCTTTAACAAAAGCAGAACGCAGATCTCTAAAAAACAAAGCACGTGAAGAAAAAGAGGCTAAGGATGGAATTGCCGACACCCAAGAAAACCAAGAAGAAGTTCTATAATAAATTTATTTATAAGGTATCATTAGATCTACCTGGAGCCACGGCTCTACGTTATTATTCTATAGACGAGTTACTCAAATTAGATGTAGAAAAATATGCAAATGATCAGTATCCTTACAAATACAATAATTTAAAAGATTTCGAAAAAGTGAAATTAACTTGGATAAAACTTGAACAGATTTTAAGTTCCGTAAAAAAGCAAGAATGGATGAAAAGGCTAGAAGGTAATATTTTAGACTTTTATACTAATAATTTAGATTTATATAATAACTTGTGTAATGAATTTAAAGAAATTGTTATCGTAAGATTTCAACCAAAGAAAGGATTTGAAAAAAGACTGTTAGATAGCAACAAACTAATTTTTGTTGATAAGATTCCTCATGACAGATATCACTATAAGGTTTTTTTAAATCCTCATAAAATTAAATCAAAACAAGAAAAACTGTCAATAATTGAATGGTTTAAGAATCAGGTTCCTAATATTACATTTACTGAATCAATACAAAGATGGATTTTACAAACTGATCAAAATTACGATCGCAGATATATTTACGTGAATAATGAACAGACTCTACTAATGTTAAAACTACGGGCACCAATGTTAATGGGTGATGTCTATAATTACATAAAATCCGATAAATAGAGTATGCTCGAAGAAACACATAAAATTTTAGAAAATATAACCACTCTTACAGCAGCCTCTTATAGCAGTAAGAAAAAGGGTGCTGGATATTATAAAAATGGTAATGGCGTTCATACAGTTCATTATATTGTTAATGCATTCTTAGGAACTATTACTATTCAAGGAACTTTAGCACAATATCCTAGCGATAATGACGATGACTGGGTTACTGTTGATACATTCGCTGGAGACAGCACTCTATACAATCAACCTAATAATAACGATGCTATAGATTATGACTATACAACGACATTTACTGGCAAATTTGTATGGATCAGAGTCAAATACGAACTCCAAAACGGCACTATTCGCGAAATTCGCTATAACTATTAACTTTACATTCTGCGCTAAATACAGTATAAATCTATAAAGGAATTATGCTATGCGAGATCTATTGGACAAACTAGAATTATTAGAAGGCTTTATGCCCAAGGAAATGGATGGCGAAGTAGAAGATTTTGAATTTACCGGTGATGATGGTGAACCAGGATTCGGAACGCTATACTATAAAGCACAAATTAAACAGAGCGATGAACACGGTTATTATGCTGAAGTTGATCCTACGTCACTGAGAGGTGAATGCGAGGGCGATGGCAATAACAAACTAGATGATGAACTGGCAACAGCGGTAGTCCAATCCGATGGTCCAGATCACGAAGCAGCAATGGATGCTGCATTTGAAGATGCAATGGATCAGATCAAGAATTCCGATAACAAATACTCGCACGGTGAAAGCATTGATGATTCCGATGAACAAACATTTGAAGGTGAGGAGTTCTACGAATATTATGGATACCTACCTTGGCACGAAGATATTGTAGACGAAGCAGAATACAGAGGACGTAAAGTTAAACTTGGCAAGCCTATGCAAGGCGATGTTAAAAAGTTTAAGGTATATGTTCGCGATCCAAAAACTAAGAATGTTAAAAAGGTAAACTTCGGTGATCCAAATATGCGTATTAAGAAATCTAATCCAGCACGTAGAAAATCATTCCGTGCTAGACACAACTGTGATAATCCAGGTCCACGCACTAAAGCAAGATACTGGTCATGTAGGAAGTGGTAAATGAAACTAAACGAATTATTCTCACCCATAGGCGCACCGTCGGATAACAATGAGATTAATTGGCATGAAGACTTAAAGTTTTTCATAGACAATGATAATGAAGTATTGTCCAATGTAATGTTTCCTGCTATAAAAAAACACATGCAGTATAAAGGTCACCCAGATGCATACAAAATTTATATTAAGCCTATTCAAACCTGCAAAGAAATGTATTGCAACAAATATAAAGTGGAAGATGGCGGAGAAAAATTTACCAAAGAACAAATTATTAATATGGCCAGATCTATTGCAGGCGAGCAAGAAAAATACATAGAGCGTGGTGACTATGAAGATTAGAGAACTATTCGAAGCAGATACTGACAAGCATGTAACCTTCTGTTTCGGAAGGTTTAATCCTCCAACGCTAGGACACAAGGAAGTATTCAAGACCATGGATGCACAGGGTGGAGATATGAAAATTTTCACTACAATGAGCCAGGATGCAAAAAAGAATCCTTTAGACTATGCTACCAAGATAGATTTCATAAGAAAGATACATCCTGATTATGCAGACAATGTAGTTGAGGACACAAGCCTTAACACCATTACCAAGGTAGCACAATACCTCAATGAACAGAATTATACACACGCTACATTTGTTGGTGGTGATGATAGAAAGAATTTATACGATCAATTGGTTGCATACAATGGCAAGACCGAGGGCAAGAAAGGACCAATTGAGAACGCATACAAATTTGAAACACTAGAATTTGTAAGTGCAGGCGCAAGAGAGGATGGCGCGGAAGGTGTTGAGGGCATTAGCGGAACACAGGCTAGAGAGGATGCTGCCAACAACGATATTAAAAAATTCACACAGCACACGGGTGCGGGTGAGCATGCGGAGGAATTATTCGCTGCTGTAAGAAAAGGAATGGGGTTATCAGATGAACAACCAGAAGACGATCAAGGCTAGAGATCCTAACTGGAGAGACATGGAAGCACTGCGCAAGAGTGGTGCTGCCGGATCACATCGTGATAAGAAAAAAGAACAAAAACTAGGTAAAGTCAAACACAAGGGGAAAACAATGGACGAATCTATCTACACAAATCCACAAGGAGGCGAACTTGCCCGCATGGGAAGGATCCTTATGGACAAATCAGTAACGGTTAAGGACGATGCACTATCAAACGTGCTGGGAAGACTTGGCGATGAACTAACACGCTATGGCGAAGCAGGTGGTGCAAGAAGCATTGACGAACTCTCCAAGAAGGTTAGACTCAGCAAGGAACAGATCATGAAACTTCTTAAGTGGGCACAGGGCCAGGAAGATACTTCATTGCAGAAAGTCAAGGATCCAGATCCCAAGCCTGATGATGAGGACGACAAGGAAGAATCATACGCTGCCGAGAATACCCCTATCGGACACACTGATGATGAACGCAACATGATCCGCAAGGAACTTTACCAAATGGCTACCTATGCTAAAGAAATGTTCCAAATGTTGGAAGACCTACCCGCTGATAGTGATTTCCCCCACTGGTGGCAGGCAAAGGTTGTTAAGAGCCTATCAATGATTAGCAAGGCCAAGCACTACTTAGAAAATGAAATCAACGTTCCGGATGTGGGCGGTGATAGAACTGAAGAAGGTGTTGAGGAAGCAGATATCTTAGATAAACTTAAAACAGATATCAAACAGGGTTGGGGCGCAACAAAAGCACAATTCAAGGATCCCTTCAACATGAATGCTGCCAAGGACTACTTGGACAAGGAAGATGCAAAGGAATTAAAGACGGACCTACAGGACGCTGGCTATGATGAAAAGCAGATTAAGATGGCCTATGGTATCCTAAACGATCCTCGCTACAAGCAGGGCAACATGTCAGGCGCACTAAAGGCAATTGAAAAGGTTGCTCCGGGCATGAGTGAAGAGCCTGCAATACAGAATGCCATTAAGGCAACACAGGAAGATATTGACACTAACGAAGCAGTATGCTCTGAATGTGGCAAGGCTAGATTCGTAGCAATGCCTGAAGAAATCCAAAAGCAGTATGAAAGCGTTAACGAAGAAAAGCAAAAGGGTGTTGATGGCAAGGTATGCTGGAAGGGCTACAAGCGCATGGGCACTAAAAAGAAGGGCGGCAAGACTGTAGACAACTGTGTTAAGATGTAATGGAGATAGAAGAGTTAAAAAGACTTGCAGGCATATATGAACGTCACGGCTGGAAACAGTATGACGGACCCAATCTATCGATCACGGGCACGGAAAAACAATATCTAGAAAAGAAGCACGACATACAACCAGGAACCCCTGAATGGTTTAAGTTGTGGTTCGCACTACCAAAACTAACAGGTGAGAAACCCATAGGATGAGAGCATATCAGTTCATATCAGAAAAGGCAGTAAGCAAGAAGCAACAGCAGTTCTTTGGCATTGCCAGAGCAATGCAAAAGGGAGACATTCCCAAGAGTGGTGCTGCTGGCGAAGTTGCCAAGGATATGAAAAAGAGTGATGTAAAGGACTTTGCTAAAACCAAACATAAAGGCTTACCCGCAAAAAAGAAAACCAACGAAGGTGCAGAAATAACCGTATACACAGATCCTTCCTATCAGGGTGCCACGCTTGATGACAAATACTGGAATTCAAAATCTTCACAACAAATAGACTTTGATAAACTGGAACCATTTGAGCCAGCAGATAAAATGAAGGGTAAAAAATCTGCAGACAATATGAAGAAGTTTGCGGATAAAATCAAAGCAGGCGAAAAAGTAAAACCAATCATAGTAACACCAAAAGACGGCAAGTATCTTATACTGGACGGACATCATAGATACTTTGCTGCAAGAATAGCAAAAGTAGATAGCATGGAAGCAGTTGTTGTTCCAGAAAAGCATGTAACATTTACAGACGAAGTTCCAGATGAAAGCGAACAACACAAGCAGGAGTATCACGGTGAAGAAGCAGCAGGTGTTGGTATTGTAACAAAACAAAATGCTACCGCAGACGTTCCTGTAGGTGGCGAGTATATGAACGTTAAGAAATTATTCCCTAAAAAGAAAAAGAAAAAAGAAAGCATAGCCTATGAAGATATGTTTCAAGGGCTTAACCCTAAATCAGAAATTTATGTAGATATGGACGGTGTCCTAGCAGACTTCTTTGGCGAGTGGAAGAAGTTGGTTGGCAAGGACTGGAGAGAAATTGGCAAGGACGAAATAGAGCCTGCACTTAAAAAGATTAGAGATGAGGATGACTTTTGGTTAAACATTCCTCTTACTTCAAACGCAAAGAAACTGCTTGGTATTATTAAACAAGTAAAAGGCGATTACAAGATTCTAAGTTCTCCACTAGCAAATGATCCTAATTCGGAACCACATAAGCGTGAGTGGATTGAAAAGAACCTAGACTTCTTTCCACCAACTGAGGTCATCATAACTAAGGATAAGGCGAAGTATGCAACAAACTCCGACGGCACACCTAACATCCTTATAGACGATTATGGTGTTAACATTGCAGCGTGGGAAAGTGCCGGAGGCATAGGGTTCAAACACAAGGACCATAAGTTTGAAAGAACTGCTAAAAAACTGAAAGCAGAAATAGAAGAAAGTTTCCAACATCTCGTAAGAGAATACATCGAAGAAGGATGGAGTGCAAAATACAAAAAAAGTATTAACTGCTCAAACCCAAAGGGTTTTAGCCAAAAGGCACACTGCGCAGGACGCAAGAAAAAAGAAAGCATAGAAGAAATTACACGTAGAGATCTACTGAAAGGGTTAGGAGTTGCTGGTGCTGCTGCCGCAACAGGAGCCAAGGTTGATATTGCACAGGCTGCAGAATGGGACGGTAAAGTAGATCCTAAAAAAGTTCAAGGCCTTTATGATCTTATGTTAAAGCACGGGTATAGTGCTGTAACAAGAGCAATGCAGAGCAAGATGAGCAGAGAAGAATATTCTGCTTATATGAAAGCACTTAAAGAAAAAGTAGCCAAGAAATGAGAATATTTGAAGTAGTTGAAAACTTTGCGGATGGTAAGAAGAAGGGCAAGAGCCGTCCAGGACGTGTAAAGCGTGCAGGTGCTAGTTGCAGTGGTAGTGTAACAAGTTTAAGAAAACGTGCTAAGAATGCAAGTGGTGAAAAGGCCAAGATGTATCATTGGTGCGCAAATATGAAGAGCGGCCGCAAAAAGGGTAAATAGTAGTATGAAATTGAATGAATTATTTTCTGAAGCAGATCCTAATGAACTAGGACCAATGAACGACAAGATGCGTGACGTTTTGTCCAATGTAGACGGTGACGATAAAGCCAAGGAAAAGGCTGAGGTTGATGCTAAAGATAAAGAAAAACTAGCCAACAAGATCAAGTATTCGGACAGTGACGAAATGAAAGAATACCTTAAACTGCTTAAGAGCCACGATTGGACATATGAATATTCAGATGATCATTCAGTATGGCAAAGAGGATCCAAACAATCAGATGCTATTAGACGACTGGGCGATAAGGTTGATCCAGACAGAGAACTATACAAAAAGCACAGTCCCTTCTATGATGATGTAAAGGATGAGAGCCAATACACCAAAACACGTGATAAGGAAGACTATTTAGAAAAGCGTAAAGCACTACAGGATCTACAGGCAAATCCAAACACAGCAAAGGATCCTGAACTACAAAAAGAAATACAAAAGCGTAAGGCAGCATTGGACAAGGATACCAATGAACACCTGGACTTGCTAGACATCATTAAACTAGCAGGCATGGAAGAAAGTGCTACAGCAGGTGCTACCAGTGCTGGAAACATAGCAACCGTTGATGCACCGCATTTAAGCCCAGGAAAAGCACGTGGTAAGAAGAGTTATACGGGCGATCCGTGGGGTGGCAAATCAGGCACAAAAGCACCTCCACAACCCAAGGTAAAACAGCCCAAAACGGCACAAGGAACGGCCAAAAATGCGCTGGATATGAAGAACAGTATATTTGGAGAGAACCCAGTAAGAAGATAAATACTTACTATACAAAGGAAACTACTATGGACTTTAGAAAAATTATATCAAAGATGCGTGACTTAGATCCGACTACGCCAGGTCAAGATCTAGAGCATTTCACACAACTGGCGGAATCAACAGGGATCTCGCTGGGTGCTAAAGAAGTAGTTACCGAAGCGAAAAAAGATTCAAAAGTAAAAGAAGCAGCAAAACCAGACTTTCTTGATATGGATAAAGATGGCGACAAGAAAGAGCCTATGAAGAAGGCTGCTAAAGATGCTAAGAAAAAGAAAGAGCCTGTTAAAGAAGCAGAACAAATTATTAAAGCAGAAAAGAAACCTAAAAAATTACCTAGCAAGAAAAGCATCTTAATGATGTGTAGCAAAGGTATGTCAGTTAAAGAAATGTGCGAAGCACACCCAGACTGCGATCAGAAAGAACTAAAAGAAATGTGCGAATCTTGTATGGAAGAATACAAGAAGAAAGACGAATCTAAAAATGAATCTGTGACATTTAAAGACATGGATGGCGAAATTGTAGAAGCACAGTCTGCTAAACAAAAAGCAGCATTCCAAAAAATGCTAGATAAGAAAAAAGGCAAGACGTCCGATGATAAAGAAAAAGATATGGACGAAGGTGCTTACGGCAAGAAGAAAAAGAAAGCCGTTAAGGAATCAGTAGAACCTAAAATGTCATTCGTAGAAATGATGAAGACAGTAAAAGAAAGTGGTGGACAACAGGCGATTGACCCACTTGACGATACACTTTGGACTTGGGCAAACAGAGTTGCAGTTTCAAAAGTTGAAGAAACAAACAAACAAGAAATTTTTGCTGCAATATTATACGAAAGAAACGGCGGACGTTTTGAAATGTATGACGTTGTTGAAAAAGGTTTAAACGAAGGCAAGGAGTGCAACTGCGGTCCAGAATGTGCTTGTAAGGGCGAGTGTGGTTCAGACTGTAACTGTGGTCCAGACTGCGGCAAATAATAATAAAATAAAATTCAAACTAAAGCCGGTATTCAACTGCCGGCTTTTTTTGTGACTTAAATATCTACATGTTAAAAAGTTTAAACCAGCCATTGAATGTTATTGGAAATGCTGAAAGCATATTTTCAAAAACTAATGGAAAAATTATTGACAGTCTTCCCACTATAAGATTTAATCGTGCTGACATAGTCGATACAGAATCTCAAGGAAGCCGTTGGGACTATCTAGCATCCAGTGAAGTAAACACTTTTGAAAAATACAATATCCAAACTCCAAAATTCCATACACTAATATTCACACCAACATTGGCAAAGCATGAATTAAAGATATTTAAAGCAAAGTTTGATACAAAAAAAATTAAGTTACCAATACTTCAAACGGAATGGCTAGCAAATGAATTGGATGCTACTCCGTCAACAGGATTACAAGTTTTATACTATCTAAGTGAGATAAACAATACTAACGTAAGCATTTTTGGTTTTGACTTTAAAAAGACTAGAACATTTTATGAAACTAGAAACAAGGGGCAGCACGATTACGTCAAGGAACGACAATTTATTCTCGGACTTGTTGAAAAAAATTCTTGGAAAATTTATCTTGACACATAACATTTTTTACAGTATAATAAGACTATGATAAATGCAAAACCCATACATTATCCAAATTTCGGTTACTTATCTGGAAAATTTTCAGAAGACAATCTAGCACCATTAAAACAAGAAATTCAAGAAGTTCAAGAAAATTTTGAAAGAACAAAAAAATTTAATACTGATCTTGCAGGAAATATTAAAAAAGAGTTCTTACTACAGAAATCTAAAAACCATGTTTATCAATTATTTGCGCCTTTGATACAACAATACGAAGACGATTTTCCTGGTTATTTTAAAACATTAAATGCATTAACTGATAATGTTCCTTTGGTATTAGATTATCTTTGGGTTAATTTTCAGGAAAAATATGAATTCAATCCTGCACATGACCATGCAGGAGTTATGTCATTTGTTATATGGATTCAAATTCCTTATACAAAAAGTCAAGAAGAATTAGTATCACCAGGACAACAATCAAATAAAAATTGTAGTGGTGATTTTGAATTTCATTACGTAGATACATTAGGCAGAGTATCTTATGAAACAATATCTATCAGTAAAGAAATGGAAAATAGTTTTGTTCTATTTCCTGCTTCGACTTCGCATTGTGTTTATCCGTTCTTTTCAGCGGATGATTATCGCATAAGCGTTTCCGGAAATTTTAGATATAAAGTAAGCGAACAGTAAACAATTAATAATAGGAGAAAAACATGTCGAGAAGTTATGGACCAGAAGAGAAAGCAAAACTAGAACGCCTAATTAAGGAAGGCTCTAATGTATTGCGTGAAGTAGAAGATTTAAATGAAGGATTGAAAGATACTGTAAAAGCAGTAGCAGAAGAACTTCAGATTAAGCCTACTGTAATTAATAAAGCAATTAAGATCGCACACAAAGGCGATTGGAACAAGCACGAAGAAGAATGGACTGAAATTGAAAGCATCTTGGGCATTACCAAGAACTTACCAAATGATGTTAGTGGCCCACGTGCAGATGACGAATAAACTAATCCAGCAAACTAAACTATTTTGGATTAACAGTTATAAGAGTGATAGAGTTGCATTTGCACTCGAACTTGTTAGTTTCGTATTCACGGTTGGTGCAAGCATGACACTTGCTCTAACAGCAAGAGATCCTAACATGCTTATAGTATATCCAGGATTCTTTGTGGGTAGTATTACACAATGTTATGCATCTTTACGTAGAGGTGCAGCATGGGTAATGTTGTTAACAGGTTACTTTGCTATAGTAAATGTGTTTGGTTACGGTGTAGCATCAGGTTGGTGGTAATGTTTAAGACACAGAAAGAAACTATTTGGCACATTACTTGTAACGAATGTAGTTTTTATTGGACCATGCCCACTATGGAAGAAAAGCTCAAAATGGAAGATAGAGAATTTACCTGCCCTATTTGTAGCAAAAAAGGCAAAGTAGAAGAAGTTAAAAATCCCTCTTGACAACTACCTAATAACGTGTTATTATACAGTATGAATAAAAAGGTTAAAAAGTTTGTGGAAAAATTAGGACCAGTTAAACTTGAGTCTTGGTATAAGAAACTAAACAATAAAAAGTATAAGAACGGACTAACTCCTATCCAATTTAGAATATATCGAGCAGTGGAAGATAGGCTTTGGTTTGAATTTAGAGTATGACACATAGAAAGAAACCTAAAACTAAACAACCGAGAAAGAAAACAGCAATGCAGGACTATAAAAATGTATCACACTATGACCCCAAGATACACACAAAGACCAAAGGTGGTTATGGGTTTGGTATGAAAAAAGGTGTAAAGGAAGAACAATACGAAAGTAGCGGAGTTAATCTAGCATCAGTATTTGGTTGGAAAGTTCCTGATCATCTAAAGCATATCAAAGAAGCAATCGATAAACGCAATGGATGATGGTAAAATAATAGTTTCAAATAATATAGGACCGAACGATGATCCGGTCGATAGAATTTATGGCGGCGGCGCAATTCCATTGAGATTGGTCCAAGCCGATTATACAACATATAAAGGCAAATTGCACAAGAAACAATTGATTATGAAGGGCATGGATGGGAATAATTTTAAATCCCATTGTTATGTTACTGACGATAAAAGATGGTTTGATAGAGGCGGATTGCCAATGATGGCACCAAACAATTTAGCAGCAGAAGATAAGGAAGAGGATGAAAGCAATACCACAGAGTAAACCATATCAACCGTTAGCATGGACAGCGACAGCAGTTCTTCTTTCGGCAGCAACTTTACTTTCTCAATTTCCTAACGAGATGTATGGAGTATACGGATTTGCTATTGCTTCCACGCTATGGACGATAGTAGGATTTCTTTGGAACGAAAGAAGTTTGATTGTTTTAAATGGTGTTCTAACAATAATCTATGCTTACGGAATCACTAAACAGGTGTTGGGCATTGTTACAGGCTAAGTATTAATGAAGAAGGTGTTGTCCGCCATAAAAGGACTTTTTAGGTATTTGTCAGCCCTAAGTGACATAAAGGAGAAAAGATGAGTTACGTAGATGCGTTCTATGATCGCAATGAAGATACAATCAGAGTCGTTGAAAGAAAAAACGGCAAAAGATATTTCACAGAACATCAACCCAGACATATATTTTATTATAAGGATCCTAGAGGTAAGCATACTTCCATATACGGTGATCCTTTACAAAGAGTTTCTTGCAAGAATATTAAAGAACTGCGTAAGGAACTTGCAATACACAGCAACCAAAAATTATTCGAAAGCGATATCAATCCAATTTATAGATGCTTGGAAGATAATTACTTAAATGTAGATGCTCCGAAACTAAACATTGCATTCTGGGATATCGAGGTTGATTTCGATCCCGAGCGTGGATATGCTTCACCAGAAGATGCATTCATGCCTATCACTTCCATAGCAGTTCATTTGCAGTGGATGGACGAACTTATCTGTTTAGCCATCCCTCCTAAGACGCTAAACATGGAAGAAGCCAAGAAAGCCATTGAAGGCATACCAAACACTATTCTATATGATAACGAAGCAGATATGCTTGATGCATTTCTCGACTTGATACAGGATGCAGATGTATTAAGTGGTTGGAACAGTGAGGGATATGATATGCCCTATACAGTCAATCGAATCATCAAGGTTCTAAGCAAGGAAGATACACGTAGACTATGCTTGTGGGATCAGTATCCTAAGAAAAGAACATATGAAAAGTTTGGTAAGGAATCAACTACATATGATCTAATCGGGCGTGTGCATGTTGATAGTTTAGAACTTTATAGAAAATACAACTATGAGGAACGCCATACGTATCGACTGGATGCAATTGGCGAACTGGAAGTTGGTGAAAGGAAAACTGTCTATGAAGGAAGTCTTGATGCTCTTTACAACAACGACTTTAGAACATTCATTGAATATAACAGACAGGATACTGCACTACTTGATAAACTAGATAACAAACTTAAATTCATTGATCTAGCAAATACTATTGCACATGAAAACACAGTATTGATTTCAACAACAATGGGTGCTGTTGCTGTTACTGAACAGGGAATTATCAACGAAGCACACAGGCGTGGAATGATTGTTCCTAACAGAGTGAAGCGTGAGCCAGGCAGTGAGCCTGCTGCAGGTGCGTATGTTGCTTATCCCAAGAAGGGCATACATGAATGGATTGGCAGTGTTGACTTGAATTCACTGTATCCAAGTGTTATTCGGGCATTGAATATGGGTCCTGAAACAGTTGTTGGACAATTACGTCAGGACGGAACCAAGGCACATATCGATGGACAAATGGCCAAAGGTAAATCCTTTGCAAGTGCATGGGAAGGCATGTTTGGCAGTGTTGAATATAGCTCTGTGATGGACAAGGAGATTAGCAGAGAGATTACTATTGATTGGGAAAATGGCGATAATGATAAACTAAGTGCCGCACAAGTTTATGATCTAATTTATGAAAGTAATCAACCTTGGATGCTGAGTGCTAATGGCACAATCTTTACATATGAGAAGGAAGGTATTATTCCAGGACTACTTGCACGTTGGTATAAAGAACGTAAAGAAATGCAGGCAAAGCAGAAAGAAAGTCAAAATGCAGGAAACAAAATTGAAGAAGAATACTGGGCAAAGAGACAGTTGGTTAAGAAAATTCTACTTAACAGTTTGTATGGTGCTATTCTTAATCCTGGTTGTAGGTTTTTCGACAATAGGATTGGTCAAAGCGTTACGCTTACAGGAAGATCCATTACACAACACATGGCTGCAAAGATCAATGAGATAATTACAGGTGAATACAACCATACAGGCAAAGCAATTGTGTATGGTGATACAGACTCCACATACTTTAGTGCATATAGCACATTAAAGAAAGATATTGATTCAGGTGCTATTCCGTGGACTAGAGATAGTGTAATTGAACTGTATGACACAATCGGTGAATCTGCTAACGAGTCCTTTGGTAAGTTTATGGCAAAAGGATTTCATTGTCCTAAGACTCGTGCAGAAGTTATTGCTGCTGGTAGAGAGATTGTTGCCAGTAAAGGATTGTTCATCACAAAGAAACGATATGCAGTTTTTTATTATGACATTGAAGGATTTAGAAC